CACTATTGTCTGCAAAGCTCTGGTTGACCAGCGGCGTTTCCAGTACGGGCGCTTCCAGTAAAAGCTGGTTGGAGTTGGCAACAGAAGTGCCGTCCGTGTTTGTAGCGGAAGCCACCACGCGGTAGCGAGCAGCTATATTACTTGTCGGTACTGTGATGGTAACGGCGTCAGTGCTTCCAGCGATCTCCACACCGTCAGCGGTCCACACCCAGCTTGAGGATGTCTCTGTGCCGTCCCAGACAGGTTGTTGCGTTAGCGTCAGTATCTCGTTTGGCAGCACTGTACCTGCAATGACGGGCGCAGTGACAATTTTTGGCCCGGACGTGCCACCACCGCTCCGACGGAACGGGCGAATACGCCGCGTCCCCATGAGACGGGAGTTGGCGGCGTTGGGTATCCGCATCTTGCTGCTGGGCATTAGATCGGCCCGTGGTAGACAGCTGCTTCCTTTATGGAACCCGATGTGATCTGCACGCCACTGGCGATGACGTCCGCCGCGATGACCATGGAGTGAAGGCCGGGGAGGCTATTCGCCTCCGCACGGTCATCCCAGCTAAGGCTGTTGGTTGTGTCAACGTAGACACCCTTACCGCGAGCCTCGACTTGCTGATCTACACCAAGGTCAGGAAGCGTCACCCATGTGTCCGGTGGAACTACAAGAATGCTCATGCTTCAGTCCTCCCTTAGAACCAGCCATTTTCTGCTGGTGTTACCATCAGCGAGAATACTGCCACTTCGTCAGCTGTGCCTCCGGCAATCGTCGCTGTCATCGGACGGTCCTCGGAGAGAGGTGCCAAGTTCAGCTCGTTCATGCCAGTGAAGATGATGCCGGGGGTAGTCAGATCAACCGCCTGCGTGTTGATGATCTGCTCTGGCAGGCCGTTCCACGCTGGAAGCGTGAGGACCAAGGTGCCAGTTGTCAGGGCAGCATGGTTGACGATGCCGCGAATGAAGACGCCCTGCGTGACGTCGCCCATTGCCTGTGCTGTCGCCACGTCGGCGGGTGCAGTCATCAGGATGTTGGCTTCGTATGTCGCACTCAAACGCTGGCCGTAGCCAGAAGGACCAGTCTCCAGCGGTTTGCCGAGATAGGTTACGTCGAATGCTTGGTGCGTGTAGCGGCGGCGACCGTCGTTACGATCTGCGGGTACTTGAGACATAATGTCCTCCATTTAAGTGGTCGGGGCAAATCCCTAATGGTGGCACTGTACAACGAAAAAGGGCCGCTGCATAGCGGCCCTTTGACTTTTGGTTTTGAACCAGTATTACTGGCCCGGGCTACCCCAGAAGGAACGTGGGTCCATGCACGAGAAGGCATAGCGTTCGTAGGCCATGACCTTCATAGTCTGGGTCTCAGAACCGTCACCTTCTTCAAGGTCAAGGCTCTCACGATCCCAGTGCGTCATGCCTTCGCTGACGTCAGTCACGAGGGACCACGCCCGAGGATCACTCAGGTAGTTGTTCACACGATATCCGTCAGGAACCATGCCCAGAGCTGCCGACGCCTTGTCGTTGTCGGCAGTGCCGACACGACCGGACGTGGTGTTCATCAAGCGGTCAGCAGTGAACTGCAAGCCGTTGGGAACAACCATGCGCTTCGGCTGAACCGATACACGCAGGCCACGCTCGTCCACGTAGTCAGCAATCTGGATGATCGCCGCTTCGAGGGAGGTTTCGTTAAGGTCCGCATTTGCACCAGACACGTTCGAGAACGTGTCACCGTTTTTCAACGGGTGGGCTGCGTTACAGATGGACACCCCATCGCCCGTCGTCTGCGTCGTGAAGACTTGGTCAACGAAGGCCGCTGCGCGAACTTCCTTGGTAATCTTCATCGAGCGCTTCAGAGCGCGCGTGTAGCGTGGAACCAGATCGAAATACTGATCGTCGTTCACAGCTTCGCGAGTAATCACGAAACCGAGAGCATAGGCGATCATCTCGACACGGCCCTTCCATGTGTCTGCCGCCTGATCGAAAGCAATCGGCGCACCGGGAGCTTTCTCAGGTGCCAGACCGAAGGCACTTTCCATCACGTATTCTTCATAGGCCTTCTGCGACCCACGAGATGTGAACACGTATCCATACTGGTCCTCGTAGTCCGAGTATTCCATACCGAAAAACTCGATGATACCCGGCCAGAGGTGCTCTTTTAGAGCGGCGCGGTTAATAGCTGCCATTGTTCAAGCCCTCCTTAAGCGGCATCTGAAGCAGTACCCTGCTGCAGAGCAACAGACACTTCAACGATGGGTTCAGCGTTTGTCCATGCGTTCCCCGGGAGGTTCACAAGACGGTGAATGACCAGTGGGCCTGCGCCCAAGGTCGCGACATAACGGCTATCGCCGTAAGGGACACTACCAGCAGCAGCAGTCAGGGCCGCAGGGGCTCCAACAGCAGTCGCTTGAGATGCAGGTGCCGACAGCTTCACATGAAACATGCTGTGCGCAGGCATTGCAATGTGCGCCACAATGTCAGAACGGCCAGTGTTGCCATCCCAATAATTGCGGAACTCATAGTCCCCATTTGTGTCAACATACCGGCATCCGAAAAAGACGCCGAGTATTGCGGCGGTGGTAGTACCGCTCGCTTCTACGTATCCGCCGTTTAGTACGACGGGATCGCCCGTAAAGATTGCGTCGGCGGTGGCGGGGTCAATCAGGAACTCATTCAGGTTCCCAGTATAGCCCTCCATACCTTGCGATCTTCCGAGCCTCAGTCCAAAGCCTGCCATGTTGTGGCCTCCTCTATCTCTGGCTCATACTTGCAAGTGCTTGACCCGCTTCCCGCCCATCGAGCGTTCGCGTGCCACGGTCCTCCTCAACAGCATCGCGACCAGCAAGACCCTGAAGTTCATTGGCACCGCGAACGCTGTCCTTTGAACGACTGAGATAATGCTGCTGACGCTGCTGAGCGAAGGCTTCGGGAAGTCTCATAAGAATAAGACCCCCTGTCCGAGCGTACCCGTCCCCCTTGTCTTCATCGACAAGAAATTCTTCGGGCAGCGCATCGATCCTCACCCTTTCATACCCCTCACGCAGTGCCATTTGGACGTTGCGAGGAATGTGAGAGCCATTGACGTACTCCGCTACCCAACGGTAACGGTATTCGCCAGTGGCAGGTGGGGTTTCCAGCACGTTGGCTGGTGACCATCGATCCATGGGAGGGCGTTCACGGGCCGATGTGGCATCCACAGCGCGGCTATCCGCGCTACGGGTACGTTCTGCATCTGATTTCTTACTGGTCATCGTGTCACAATGCTCCCCTGAACTGGCTGCGAAGGCAAGATGCCCTTCTGAACAGCGGCTTCACGGTTCTTGAGCATGCGCTCTGCTGTCTTGGGATCATCGATGTCGATCCCCATACGGCGGTATCCTTCGGCAATCGACTTGCTGATACGGCCTTTGATCGGCGTGTTTGGTTGCACTTGCTGACCTCCCGAGGTCCGTGTTTCAGGTGTGCCGCCGAACCGATCAGGGTATCTTTGGCTTAAGGAACGGTCGATTGCGTCGAAATATTCCTTACTTCCGACGGACAATACACCAGCTTCTCTGATCTGTCGATCTATCTCGTGAGAAGCCTTTGTCATGGCAGCATCGACACCATACCAGTCGGCGTGCTTCTGCTTCCAGCCTTGAAGGTTGCTGTCGTCCAGATCGCCACCCTTGGGTGCCGACTGCTGCTTGCGCTCAGCCGCCTTGACCTGATCCCGCCAGTTGGTGAGATCGGCATCCCGGCGCTCTACCTTGGCAACGCTCTCGCTCAGCAAGCGCTGGGCTTTCGCGATCTCAAGGCCTTCACCGTCGTCATACGCCTGCGCCAGCTGCTTCTCTGCAGCAGCAACCGCGTTCTCGGCTTCCCTCTTGGCATTCACCAGCTCGTTGTCCTTCGCCGTGATCTGATCGATCTGGCTCTGACGCTTCTGCTGGGCTGTCATGCCCTCTACTGCACCGCTAATGCGGGCAAGACGCTGCTCAAGGGCAGTCATCTTGTCATCTGCAGGTGCCGAAGTTGGTTGTTGATCGCCCTCCGCGACTACCATTCCCCCTCCGGCACCCTCACCCTCCGCGTTGCGGAAGACCTGTGGTCTCTTAAAAATCAGCATGGTATTTCCCATCCTTTATCGATCAGTGACACCGGCTGCGTGTCGTTCAGAAAGCCAAGACGCTGTCCGTTCCCAAGCTGGAACATGTTGGCGTCATATTTGACGAAGGTAATGCGGTCACCCACCTCGACCCACGCCTCGTCAAACCGTGCCGGATCGTTGAAGGCCTGCGGCCCGACGTCCAGAACAACCCCTTGGGGGCTGGCGAGAGAGCGTTGCTCCCGCGCGTCATCCACAACGATCACGCCACCAGCACTCTTCTCTGGGATCGTAATCATCAGGACCATCAGCTTCCATCCGATTGCGGACGGCAGCTGGTAATCAGGTTCTTGCTCGCGGCGCTCGACAAGGTACTGGTGCAGCTGATCCATCTGCTGACCCACATCCTTCTTCGTCGCCCAGTCATCGCTGTCCATCCTGTGGACAGACGACTTGCCGACCGCAGCGGCTACTGCGATCTGGTGCTTCGGCATAAGTAAGCCTCTGCTCATATTTCAAACTCCCGTTTATATAGCTCTTCTTGTCGCTCAAGGACGCGCCGCACCTCTGACAGCGCGCCAATCTTTAACAGATATTGGTCGCGATCCAATACAGACCCCGTCAGGGCCTGCTCCAGCTTTTCGAGTTGGCTTCTCGTGACGTCTATCATGCGGCGACAGACATCACTCTCAACAGCTGGGTTCAGGAGTGCGACCCTATCGTTCATTTCTTCTTCCGGCCCTTCTTCGGCGGCTCAGCGTCAGCAACGACCTCTTCGACCGTTGGCTCAGGTGTATTCTCACCCTCAGGCTCGGACGTGGTCTCCGCCTTCACCGGCGCTGGTGCCTCTGCCGTCGGGGCCTTAAACCCCAGATATGCTGCCATCTTATCGTCCATTATTTTTTCCCCTTTCCTGAGATGTTTTTCTTCGGCAAGAGCTTCTTGGCAAGAGCACCGCCGACCTTGCCACCGGGCTTGCCCAGCGTTCCAACGGCTTTCTTCATGCCGCTTTTCAACTTCTTTCTGACCGCTTCTTTCTTGGAGCCGCCAGATGTCTTCGCTTTTACTCGTTTCATGCCGCTCTCCTTAGCTGCCAAGTCCACCTGCGCGGGTTGGCGCAGAGTTTCGATCCTTCATGCCCGCAATCTCGACGGCGGTCTCGTCGTCTTGTACCGCGCGTTCCATCGCGGCCTCGTCGCGTGCCTTCTGCAGCTCCAGCGCCTGACGATGCTTGATATCCGCCATCTCGCGCTCGTGACGCTGACGCATGGTCTCTTTGCCCATCTCGCCTTGCTGCTTGACCTTCTCGATGGCCAGCTTGCTTTCCTCCTGACCCTCGTCTGGAGCGCGCTCTGCCTCGATTTCTTGGATCGCCTGAGCGATCTGAGGTGCCAGCTGAGCCTCCAGCTCCGGCGGAATGCCCTGCTGGAACTGCTCGACGGGGATGCCAACCTTGGCGGCAACCTTGACCAGCATGTCCATTGCGTAGTGCTCGGCGATGTGGGCCGCGAGAACAGCCATCGCGGCCTCTCCCTGCTCCACAGGTAGCTGAGACGTCTGAAGGCCCGTCATCTGGGCCATGTGAGCGTCGATGTGGGCCATGTGGTTCTGCATCAAACCTGCCGCAATCGGGCGACCGCCCATAACCGCGCCGTATTCCGTCGCCGGATCGGCTGGCTGCGGCGGTGTC